AGCCTTGGCGCCGCAAGGACAGCCGGGTATGCCGGGAGGAGCAGGTCCGGGTTCACCGGGTCAGCCGCGCCCCGGTGCTCAACCTATGGTTCCCCGTGGTGGACAGCAACCGCCCGGTATGATAGCACAAGATCAAATGCGCGACCCTAGCGTTATGCCTCGGAGAATGTAAGATGATACTCGGACAAGAAATCCAGATTGGCGCTCAGAGCGCATTGTACATAAGCAGCGCCACCCTTATAAAAGGCGGCTTAGGACGAGTGGCAAAAGTTAGCGTGATCGTTGCGGGCAGTGCGGCAGGATCGGTCAACGATGTGGGCACCGCTGGCGGCGCAGTCGCGGGCAACCAGATTGCAGTCATCCCAAACACGGTTGGCGTGTACGATGTTAACTTCCCGTTTTTTAACGGTCTGGCGATTGTCCCCGGTGCCGGACAAACTGTAGCAGTATCATACACGTAAGGACATCCCATGCGCCGCCTACTTGCCCTTCTCGCACTCTTAACGCTTGCAACTCCGGCGGCGGCGCAATCTACTCGTGCAGCGCTCACGTCACAGAACAACACCAACATTACCACTAACGGTTCTGGTGCAATTACTGGGGCTAAACTAAACACGGTGATCGGCGCGGGCATATTGAGCTATGGCACATTGCTCGACCCAAACACATGGTCGTCAGTTCAAACATATTCTGTTGCGCCAATCTTTTCGACCTTGACGGGTTATTTGTACGGCAATGGATCGGGCGCATTAACGGCCAGCACAACGGTTCCTTCTTCATCGTTGTCTGGATTGGGCACAAACGTTGCTACGGCGCTTACCCAAAACCTTAATGGCTCAGGCGCAATTTCCGCGTCTACCAACCCAGCATTTGTAAACCCGTCGTTTACAAACTTCTCTACAGGCTATACCGCCATACCAACAACGGGCGGTACAACTACGCTTACGGCAACATCAACGTATGTGCAGAACACAACTGGCACGTTAGCACAAACAATTAAATTGCCAAACGAAACAACTGTCCCTGCGGGTACAGCATATATAATTGACAACGACAGTACAACCGCCATTGCTTTGCAAGATAGCGCGGGTACAGTTTTGTCTAGCGCCATACCTTATGGCATGGCTGGGTATATCTATTCTACTTCAAACGCTACTGCTACAGGCAACTGGGCGGGATATGCTTTTGTTCCAAACAATGTTTCTTGGGGAACATACACTTTTAACTATTTCTCCCAAGCTACTCCGGCAAACTCTTATTTTACGGTAGACGCTACTGCTGCTTCAGCGGCTACAGGGTTAAACATAAAGTCTAACGCTGCGGGCAGTGGTGAAGATCTTTCAGTTTTATCTTCAGGCACAAACGAAAACTTAACCATTAACGCCAAAGGCACAGGCACCATCACTATCGGCGGTGTTTCGTCGGGCGTAGTTACGTCCAACAAATTTGCTTCAAGCAGCGCGGCGATCACAGGCGGTAGTATTGCGAGCACGCCAATCAGCGGATCCACAGGATCGTTTACCACTCTTGGAGCATCAAGCACAGTTACTCTTAGCCCTGCAAACGCCAACGTGGTTCTTTCGCCTACGGGTACGGGTGTTGTTACAATTAGCCCGGCTACAGCGGGTACTATCAACAACGTATCAATAGGGGCTACAACCGCCAGTACAGGCAAGTTTACCACAATCACTGAGACTAACCTGCTTGTAAGCAACGCGGCTCCAACCATATCGTCCGGCTTTGGAACTTCGCCTTCAGTCACAGCCAACAACGGTACAGCGGCGTTCCGCATCAACGTGGGAACAGGCGGCACAGCAACATCGGGCGTGATAGGTTTGCCTGCGGCAACGACAGGCTGGAACTGTTTTGCTGATGACGTAACTACAACTTCAACGGCGGTGTTCCGCACAAAACAAACTGCATCTACTACCACGTCGGTAACACTAACCCAATATTCGGATGTAGCCGTAGCTACAGCTTGGGTTGCCAGCGACATACTGGCAGTATCCTGCTTTGCTTACTAAGGAACTATCATGCAAGAGAACTTTACCAAGTGTCTTGACTTTACCCTTCAATATGAAGGTGGCTTCAGCGACAACCCGCACGATAAAGGCGGCGCAACTAACATGGGCATAACCCATATTACTTTGGCGGCATGGCGGCACGCGGCGGTTACTATACAAGACGTTCGTAATTTAACTCGTGGTGAAGCTGCCGACATTTACAAAACCTGTTACTGGGATCACGTCCGCGGTGATGAGCTGCCCGCAAGCATTGATCTGGCGGTGTTTGATTACGCGGTAAACTTTGGAGTGACCGCCGCTATCCGCACCTTGCAATCTATTTTAGGCGTAACCTCCGATGGCGTACTTGGCCCAAAAACTTTGGCGGAAGCCAATAACGCTAATGCTAAAGCCATAGCGCAAGCCATTTGTGAACACAGATTAAATTTTCTTGAGCGGCTTCCGTCGTTTAGTATATTCGGGCACGGGTGGACATCCCGTGTCAACGCTTGCCGCATGGCGTGTATTGCGGCATAACATGAGGAGCACAACATGACAGGTTTTAAAACAGTATCGTTTGGGTTGCTTGTAGCCATTGGCCCCGCAGTTCTGAATTACCTTGGTGCCGTTGATTGGCATAGCCTTGGTGTTTCGCCAAGCGCAGGCGCAGCTATTGGCGCAATCATCATCGGCCTTCGCGCCATTACCAACACACCAGTCGGGGGCGGCAAATGAAAAAGCTTATTGTCTTTTTTATTGCTGCATCATCTCTTGCGGGGTGCGCGGCGTTAAACACTCAAGCTCCTAGCTTGAAGACAGTATATGAAATACGCGCCTCATACGACGCGGCGTTTTTGGCGCCAGCGGCAAACTACCGCAAGCTTGGGCTTTGTGCTTCAGGCACGAAGAGTTCGCTTAAAGCCCCATGCGCTGACCCGGCAATCGTACGCAAGTTGCAGGTGGCTGACCAGCAGGTAGAGATGGCGCTTGACAATGTGGAAATCTTTACCCGCGCTCACCCCGGCGATCTTGGTGTAAACGGTTTATACGACGCCGCTATTTTGGCTATAACCGAAGCAGAACAACTCGCTGTTGCTTCAGGCATTAAGTAGGAGCCGTTATGACACCAGCAATTATCGCCTTTCTTACAGAAGCTATGAACCTTGTACCGTTTCTTATTCAGGCGGGAAAAGACATAGCCCCGTTTGCAGAGACCGTTTACAAAATTATTACCACGGGGTCTGACCCTACAGATGCCGACTGGGCTACATTGAAGGGTATGGAAACGTCCCTTCGTACCACGCTGCAAGCGCCTATCTAGGAGACTACTATGAACGATGAGGCATGGCATTTAGACAAGAAAGTTCCGCTAGGCCTCATTGTAGGTTTGGCGCTCAACGCTTTTTCTTTAATATGGTTTGCCTCAAAGCTTGATAGCCGGGTTACGACCATCGAACTGCATGACGTGGTTACAACTTCAGAATTAGCAAAGATGAAAGAAAACGCCGACGGGGCTAAAGACCGCCTTATTCGGCTTGAAGATAAATTGGAAAACATCCTTGAAGAGCTAAAGAAGATTGATGCTCGCATGGCGTTACCAAACAGAACAATGCCTTAACGCTCAAACTTGACAATTTAGGTTAAGGCGGGTTAATAATACATTCTCGATTGGTGGCCGTAAGCTACCGTGCGACCAGTGACCGTAAGCCACTATGGAGAGTATGATGCCTATTGACGATGACTATGACGACGAGGATCTGAACAATGCCAACGAAGTCGAAGATGATGTCGAAGAAGAAGCCGAAGACGATGCCGAAGGGCAACGGGATGGACAAGATGGAGACCCGTCCTATGCCAAAGGAAAAGATGAAGGCGATGAAGAAAGGCAAACGCGGAGCTTAGGCCGCCGCGAACGTACTGTCCTTGCGGCCAAAGAAGAAGCCCGTAAAGCACGGGAAGAGGCCGCAGAGACCCGTCGTCAGTTAGAAGAGTTTCGCACTCAACAGCAGCAACAGGCTTATCGTCCTGACCCTGCTTTAGAGCGCCAGCGTCTTGAGTTAATGTCCCCTGAAGAGCGGATGAGCTATCAGCTTCAACAAGCTGAACAGCGCAATCAGCAACAGCTTCAGCAAATGCAGTTCCAGATGTGGGACAGCAACGATAAGGTGGCATTCAAGACACTGGCAACCACAGACAAGACAGCCGCACGGTTGTCGGATAAGGTTGAGGCCGAACTGTCAATCTTGCGCAGTCGCGGCCAAAACGTAGACCGCCAAACTTTGTTGTACTACCTCGCGGGTAAAGAGGCAGTAGAGCGGGGTAGGGTGGCCGGGACTAAACAGCGCCAGACGGGTGCGGACAATATCCGTCGTCAGTCGGCACGCCCCGGAAATTCGCAAAGCAATGTTTCGGCTGACCGTCGTGGCGGCAAAAGCGTTGAGGATAGACTTGCTGACGTATTCATCTAAATGATGGGTCGTCATTTTGAAAGGACATAGAGATGGCGACTACGAATAGCTCCGGCCAGTTTACAGCCGATATTGAAGCCTTTATTGCCAAGGAAACTCTTCCTTTGGCACGGCGTCAGCTTGTGGCTTACCAATTTGGTGATCCAGAGCGCTTGCCACAGGGTCGCGGTACAACCTTTACCGCAACCCGTTATAACCGCGTTGCACTGCCCTTCCAGCCTCTTTCGGAAGGCGTCCCTCCAGTTGGCGAGACCATGACCATTGGTCAGGTCACTGTCACACTACAACAGTGGGGTGATCGCATCACCGTCACCGACGTTGCTGAATTGACCATCAAGCATCCGATCATGAACGAAGCCAAGAAGCTCGTAGCGCTTCAGACGGCTGAAACTCTTGAGCGCAACACGTTCAACACCCTCGCTGGTTTCACACAGGTCAACTATGTAAACTCTCGCGGTGCACGTGGCTCACTGGTTGCTGGTGACGTTCTCAACACCTACGAAATCAACCGCTCGTACTCGCAGCTTGTTACCCTTGGCGCACCGCGCTACATGGGCGACGAGATGACCAACACCAAGCTTGAAGCTGATGCTGGTGGCGCACGCGCCTCGAATAACCCACGCGGTATGCCTCACTATGTGGCTATCGTGCATCCGTTCGTTGAAGGCGATCTTACCCAGAACTCAACCTTTGTTCTGGCCTCGTCTTACTCCGACGTGAACAAGCTGTACAACTACGAAGTTGGTCAGTGGCACGGTATCCGTTTCTGCTCAACCAACATGGTTCCTTCGTGGACTGGTGTTGCCAACCTCGGTGCTGTCGGTACAGCTTACACCGCAGGTACAGCAGGCTCGCTTGCAACCAACAGCTACTACGTTATCATCACTGCTTCTGATACCCAGAACCAATATGAAAGCCGTATCTACGCTGTATCTGGCGCAGTATCCGTCACGGGTGCTACCGGCTCAATCTCGGTTGTTCTGCCTACTCTGGCGGGCTTTACCTTCAATGCCTACATCGGTACAACCACCTCACCTGCCAACCTTGCCACCTCCGTTGCTGGCCCAACCTCCGGTCCGTTGACTGGTCAGGCTGTCCAGATGTCCGGCGGTCAGACTGTTATCTTGACAGGTACTGGTACTGCCCAGACCCCGCCAGCCGCTCCGGCAGCAGGTGT